CTTTCACGGACGGGAATCTTTCTGCTATTTGTGCGGCAAATCCTGCTGAGAAAAGATTTGTATTATTGCACACATGCGGGATAATAACACTGTTTCCGTTATGTTGGCCCTCAATGCAAGCAAATGCTTGAGTAAAAATATCTTGTCCATTTCTAATAATATTGATATTATTGAGTGACTTGTTAGTATTAGAATATTTAGTTGTCATATTTCTTTCCTCCATTTACCCAATGGGCATTCTTGATCAGCCCAAGCAAGTTTATTCAAAAAAATTTTTTTTGTACTCAAATTGCATCCACACATCATACATGTGGAGTCCTTTGTATTATACATATCGCACGATTCGGAGCAAATCTTGAATCTTTTCTGGATTTGTTCTAATGTGCATTTTGGGAATCCAAGCCAAATATGAAACCATAAAGACTTAAAGAATGTTTTTATTTTTGTCAAAGTCGTCATTGTGTTCATATTCCTTAACTAGAACTAAATTTTTCTCATCATCTTGATAATACATCTGCAATAAGTTAACAACAGTATTTTCTTCAATCCATCTACTTGATCCATTAGTTACAGATATACAACTATACTGTTTTAAATCTTTTTTTATTCTATAATCTGATGTTAAAATAAATTTATCATTAAAACATGAGAATAAGGATCCTGGCGATATCTCTTCAAGATACTTCATCCTCCCAATCCTCCCATATTTCTTCTTGACGAATCTCTTCCAATTTTGATCTAATTTGTTTTTTAATTCTGCTTTTGTCTCTAGACTCTGAGTCTTGGCCCCTATTTTTATCTAGGAACTTGTATTTTATTTTGTTTCTTCCGTATTTTTTTCTATCGTCTGAATTGTCTTGTGTAAAAGACATTTTTTGTCTCCTGTGAGTATGATACCATACAGTTACGAGATGTCAAGCGTAAAATTTGGAACTTGACTTTTTGTAAAAACAGCATATATATTATGCAGCGGGGTGAAGTTATATCTCTGGTGTTATTATTCCATATCCCTCGTATCTTCTAACTCCAGTGTATTCTTGATCATTTAATTTTCTAGTATGTTGTTTAAAATGCTCTATAATATCCTTCTGGTTGATTCTTAGTTTATTATCATTATTATTTCTTCTAAGATAAGAAAGATATAGAGACATGCACCCTACAGCAAATGGTGTAGCCATGCTAGTCCCGCTCATGGTTGCATAATTATTTCCTGGTACACAACTCATTATATCTGAACCCGGAGCTAAAAAATCTAGAGATTCTCCTGAGCAACTAAATTCGCATAGCATTAATTCTCTATTTATTGCTCCTATACATATTGTTTGCTCATACCTTGCTGGAAAATTAATTTCATGTTTTAATCCACTATTACCAGCAGCACAAAAAACTGCTACTAGTTTTTCATGAGCTTTTATTAGTGATTTTTCTATTCTAACCGAAGGAAAATCAGAACCTAATGACATTGTAATAATATCAGCCCCATTTTCTACTGCATAATCTATTGCTGATGCTACATCATTATTTGATCCTGATCCATTATCAGACAATGCTTTTATTGGCATAATTTTTGTTTTTGGCGCAATTCCAACAACTCCTAAATTATTATTTATAGCAGCTATGGTTCCAGCAACATGAGTTCCATGACCATTACCATCCGAAAAATTATTAGATTGCGATATTACATTATATCCATTAATAATATTTTCTTTAATATCAATATGATTACTATCGCAACCAGTATCGATAACAGCGACTATTACATTATCTCCATTTGACTTATGCCATATTTTTTGAACATGAAAATCATTAATCGCCCATGGTAGAATTTGGGCAGACCTAGGGTCAAATCCATATATTGGTTGTTTAATATGTGGTAATAGTTTACACTCTCTTCTTCTCATTTTATTTGACCTTTTGCTTTTAAAATTTTAGAACTAAAAATATTAGCGTCTTCAATTATATCTGGATTATGAGACCACCAGTTCATTAAGTGTCCAAATATAAAATGACAGTATTTATCACACAAAGTAATTAAATTATTTGGATCTAATTCCTTTGACGGATCAAGATGTACAGGAATAATATGATGCACTTCAGGACGATAAGAAGATCCACACACCATACAATTTGGCTGTTTGATAAGATGAGTTTTTCTTAATTGTCTCCATTTTGGAGATCTGTTGGTAGTTTTAAGAATATTAAATTTAAATATTGATAAAATCCACATATTAATCCAGTATAGATGCTGCTATAAGGCAACCTTTTGCTACAGAATGCAGAGGGTCTGACGCATGTACTACTTCCGAAATTTCTAATGGAAAATTATGCTCTACTAGTTTTAATTTTAAATGATCCACATAACCTTCTGCTTTAGATGTTCCACCAGCTACAACTATTTTAATAGGATGCTTAAACTTTGGCAGAGCTTTATGATCAGATAAAGCAAAAGATAATTGTTTTGCTGTATAGTCTATAAGTCGCTCATAATATGCTGACACAGCAGCCAAAACAGGATTTTCGTTTGGTTCACCTACTTTAAAACCACCGGCTTCCTTCTCTACCTGAATTACACTATCCGGCTCTCCGGTCGCTACAGAAGCCATACGATCAACCCAGTCGCCTGACTTGGTTGTGCTAAAGACTACTGTTGGTTCACCATTTAACATAACGCACACGTTTGTCATACCAGCACCGCAACTTATCCCGATACCTGTGTAATCATCTTTTTCTAGTTCAGCATAACATAATGCTTCAGCTTCATTAATTGATTTAGCCACATATCCACATTCTGCTAGTATAGTCTTTACTACATCTTCATGATATCCAACATCAAAATCATCATCTTCTTGATCAACTGGTTGTGCTGGTATACAAAAAATCAGTTTTTCATTTGGTTCAGATGCTTGACCGGCAACTTCTTTTAAAATATATGCCAATATTCTTTTCGCGTCTTTTTCTTTAACAGACACTACGCCTCTATACATTGGCCTACGAGCAGTCTCATTTCTTTCTATGGCTTTTTCTATAGCATCTTTACCTAGAAGAACAAAAGATCCGTCACTATCTTTAATAAAAACTTTGCCTTTTAATCCTTTTTCTATCATCTTATTAGCTACAGGAGTGGATGGTTTAATAATATAAAACGCATCTCTAAAATCAGTATATGTAATACTTTTTCCTGATTGCTGAGATAATACAATAAACGATGTGCCTACATCTAATCCTTTTGCCATATAATAACCTATCCTTTCATTTGTTTCAGTCTATTTACGGATTCTGATATGTCCGTGTCCACTATTTTTTGTTCTGCTAAATTAGTAAATTTTTTTTCTAGTTTTGTAGTATCAATATTCAATACCACTTTTGTTTCATCAATATCTAATTTTTTAGTTTGATTATTGCTATTATGATTTGTATTGTTTAATTTTATATTTGATGGTGTACCAAGATTATTATGATATTTTACTAAATATATTCCTATTAGTACTGATAATAATGATCCAATAGTTTGTAAAGATAAAATAATTGATATGGCAAACCAATCAGAATAGCTCATAATATAATACACCGTAAGTTTGACTACAATATGATTAAAATACACAATATTTGCAGTAACTTTACAAAAATCTTTAAAACACAAAAAGAAAACAATAAGAACTTTTTCTTATTTGCTAATAGAAAAAATAGTGTTTTTGATGACAAGCTCAAAGAAGATGAGATATTTCTTAATAGTAATAGTATAAGCGTATTTTTCAATACCGCCCAACCTATTATTCAATCTAAGTTTATAGCTGATCATCCATTAAAATGGATATTTTATAGGTGTTTAGCTAAAAATGAAAAGTACGGAACGTTCTTTAGAGACTTAGAATTATTAGAACGTTTTTATTTTGATAGATATTTTTTTATACCGGATTTTTTTGATCCAAAATATAGATCGAAAAATTTTTTTATACCGACTATTGACTATTTAATTTCTAAAAACATTGATACATCAAAAATAGGCCACTTAACATTATTTGATCCAACAGAACTCTCTAGGGTTAAAGAACTGTATGATAAAACTAAAACACCTAGTACTGGTTTTTGGATCTATTTATATTTGAGAGGACTTTATCCTAAGTCAATTATAACTTTAGTCGGATATAATTCTGTTATAGATCCAATATATCATGACGCCTCTTTTGAGAAAGCCTATTTATTATCTCATATACAAAATAAACTATGTAGATCTATATCATGTTTTGATGCGGCCTAACACTCTGCCCTTCTGTGTTCTTGCAACATATCCCATTCTGATCATATATGGTTCGATGCTATTTTCAATTGTCTCCATAGCAATACCGGTCATACTAGATATACTTTTTAACCCTAGAGGGTTTCCGATATTCTTCTTAAGAACATTAATATAACTAAGATCATTACAATCAAATCCATTTTCATCTATCCCCTGACTCTTAAAAATTTCATTAATAGGAATATTTGTATCCTTATGGAAAGCAACATAGTGCTTATACCACTGCAATCTAGCATTAAGAATCCTAGGAGTTCCCTTGCTTCTCTTAGCAATCTCTATCATATCTTCATCCGAAAGATTTAAACTTAGCTTATCAGCATTCGATCCTGCAAGTTTAGCTAGTTCATCTGGACTATAAAAAGTCAAATGCTCCTTGATTGTAAATCGATCATAGAATGGCTGACTAAGACTACCTCCGCTCGTTGTCGCACCAATAAGTGTGAATACTGGAAGATCAATCGACTCCGGTTTGTTCTCAATCAAAATGTCAAGCCTATAGTCTTCCATAACAGGATATAAAAATTCTTCAACAAGCTTTGGTAGACGATGGATTTCATCAATAAATAGAACTGATCTAGGATCAATACCCATTAGATAAGGAATAATATTTTTTGGACTGCGAACAGTTGCAGCATTGACAGTGTAAATATTAACACCCATTTCATTTGCTATTGATGTAGCAATAGTTGTTTTACCAAGACCCGGAGGTCCGTCTATTAAAGTATGGGGCATAACCTGACCAGAGCTTTTACAGCCCTCAACCATGATTTTCAAACGATTAACAACCGATTCCTGTCCAATAATATCATTAAAACAAGATGGTCTCATACCGTTAGACATATTTATCTCCAAAATGTGTAAGTGAGCAAGCAATAAGATTTTTAATATCTGTTGAATTAGTTAATTCAAATGACTCTTTAATCATTTGACTACTTTCCTCAGATGTATACCCGTACCCAGAGAGTATTTTAACACACTCGCCTAGTATGTCAAGTGGCACGGAGTTTTCCTTGACTACTGGTTTTGATTCTTCCGATAAGAATTCTATATTGATAGTACGTATCCTTTTTGGAACAATAATACTACCGCATTCACATACGATCTTAAAGTTTTTAACTTTAGCTTCTCTTAAGAATATCCAATGATCGTTACGACATTCTGGACAAGAATATTTAAAGCTAATATCATAATCATCTGGTTTAAGATTTTTTATCAGTGTTTTCGTTTTCTTCATCTTCTTTAACCCAAAATACAAAGTCATTTAAATTACTATCAAAAGCGCTTTCCAAGAATCCCTCCATAGATAATTTATGAAGCATATTACTAACTAATCTTGAGTTTAATGATTCTATAAATGCCATATATGCCTTATCTGAAATACGATATAGAATTTGGTTCTTTTTGTTTTTATATTTCTTAAGATGTTGCTCGGCTATTGCTAAACATTCTTGTTGAGGTAAGCACCTATTAATTTCTTCTTTTTCATCATCGTCTAATTCATCTAAGCTCATTTTGATATCTTTTATATCTTCTTTTTGATCTTTTTCTCCAAAAGCATCATAAACCAAAACTCTGCTAGCTTCAACAAATAAATCTACATTAGTTATATCATACCATTCTTTTTTCATAATAATATTTAGTTCAGTATATCGAACATACCCTTGTAGTAATGTGGTTGTAGTACAAAATGTACGGCATGGCTTTTAATATGATTCAAGTATTTGATAGATAGTGGATCATTAATAAAATACTTACTTTTCCATATCGGTTGATTTTGATAGTTAACCCCCAAACACTGGAGGGGTTTTTTACCCTTACCAGTGCTGGGAGAAGAACTATTCACAGGAAACGACTTTGCAGGAAAACCATAAACATACCAAGTTTGAGGAGACACCTCTACTATATCATTTAATGCATCGTATAACATTTTACCCCAAGCGTCCCATGCGTCTGGATCAAATTTGAAGTAGTGTTTATACTGACTATCAAGATTATTTTGACTATCATCATAGTCATAGTTATAGTCATCTTCAAAACTATCATCTTCTTGATGCATTGTGTCTCCTCCTGTTAGAAAGGCAAGAATATTCTACACCTCTAATGCAGATTATCCTATACAAAATTTATCACTAAGTTGATTAGCCAAGTCCTTTGCCGCACTACTAAGAAATCGATTATTGCTAAAGTAAAGAGGAGTAGATACTTGATTAAGGAACTCAACAACCGTCTTTAAAAGCTTGGTCTGTGAACCATCCAGTTCTAAATCCTTGCCAGCCACACCCAAAGAGAGCGGTTCAAGAGTGTCTGTATCATCACCATCAACGTCCCCGTCCAAATCTCCATAACTAGGTACGGCAAGCATAGCATCTCCATAGGCACGTTCATACCCATAAATTGTTTTTGTACTATATGATTCCTCATTTCTCATCTGGTTTAGAATATCAGTAGCAACATTTACTGATACTGGTACTCCTGTAACGTCAGACTTCTTATAAGCCTGTGCATATCCCTTATACCATTCATCACTACACTTCTCAGGAATAATCTGAAGGGTAGCAGGCTGGCCCGTTAGAGCAGTCTTTAAGTCAGCAACATTAATTGGCAGACCAGTTGAACCGGGAAGCAAACTGGTAAAGTATGGAGCCTTCTTTTCCCACTCCTTACGCCACCAAGTATAAGGAACACGATAAATCTGGTTAGGTTTGATCGCTCTTGGATCACCATCAAAGTAATTTACAAGCTTTTTCTGAAGACCATTCCAAAAAGTCTTGTTATGGCCCACAATCTTACGAGAAGCATCATCAAAAATCCAGTAGCACTGATAGCCATTACGAGTATCTACTACCCAGCTAGGCTTAACAGGAAATTCGTTGATCTTTTTAAGGAAAGCCTTCTTCTTTGTCATCACAATGCTAGGCTTAAAATACTTGCCGTCATTATCACGACCAGCATCCATATCACAGAAACAGCAAGTAAACTGCTTGATAGCATAAAGTTTACGCCCTCCATTAACGTAGAAGTAAACATCTGAATGGTTCTTTATGTTTGCAGCAATCGCCTCTACAAGACCATCATCACCAGAAGCATGACTCATAGTGCTAATTTTCTTGCGTGGATTACCATTGTAAACAAAGATATGACTCTGATTAAATGAACTCAAAAATCTGTGACGATTCTGTGCATTTCCACCAGCATGAACATTATTGTTCTTATCAAACGGATTAAAAGCCAACTTATCGCTAAACATAATACTTCCTTTTCCTGTGCCTCTACCTACAAACGTATAGAAATGCCGGGATAAATCACATAACTTATCAGTATCAACATCCTATTTAAAAAGATGGTAGTGGAATCGAACCACTCTTTAACTAGTATCCGCCCAGCGGCCCATCTTCTTCCGGTCGCTTTTTACGGCGACCAAAATGCATTATAGATCAATAATCCTGGTCAGGATCATAATCTTCTTCATCCTCATCGTCCTCATCAAACTGATCCCAATAAGTATCATCATACTCGTCGTGAAGATCCTCATCCTCATCATAGTATTCATCTTCACTAAAGTCGCTCTTATAAAGAGGCTTGAGAAGTTCGCCCTGATACTCACCGACTACTTCATATCGGCAGGTACGAAGTTTCTCACAATTACAATCACTAGGAACACTGACTACATCTTTTGGATTAATCTTAACAATCACAATCTTATCCCCAGAATCAACGCTGCCATAATTAGCAACGTAGTTTAATGCACCAGCATGAAGCCCCTGCGAACAACCAACAGATCGATTATCATCAACCTTTGCTCGTTGCATTTCACAAACCTTGCCAACGTGATTATCAAAAGTGCCACGATACTTGTCCATAAAATCACTACGAACTGCCTTATAGGCCAAGAAATGACCATCCTCAGTAATCGGCAGTAGTTCATGCTCCAAGAAATCATACAGTTCCTTTTGACTCTGCATACTGGGATTTTCCATGAGATTATTCAGAAAATTAACAAGGGGCTGAAAAGGCAGACCTTTGCTCATAAACTCCAGAATACGCTTACTAATACTACCATGAACTTCTTCGCCCTGATAGAAAACCTTTCCGTTCTTTACTTCCACCAGACCATCACTAAAATTAGCGACAGCCTTTTCAATGTCAACCAACTCTGCCAACTCATCATTGGTAGCAGTTGGAAGAACCTCCAGAATCAATCGATAATTAATATGATCTGGAAGAACTTGATGAGCCTTATTGTTAAGGATCAGCGTCAAATTACCATCAACCCACATAAAAGGAACACTCATGTTATTTCTCCTGTTTCCTGTGAAATTAAATCAAACCACCCAAACTTGTTCTAAGACCGTCAGTATCAATCTTATTCGTCCATTCTGGCTTGCCTCTGTATCCGTTGTCAAAAGCCCTTATGGGATTCTGACTAGTGATACTTCTGATGTTTCCATTGTTCTCGTTCGCTCCTACAATATACTTGAACATCGGCACTCTGTCAACCTCGTCTTTAAGATTTTTTCTCAACTCGCTCATTTTTGGTAGTTGAGACACTATCTTGGATTCAGTCTTATTTGAGAGACTATTACTAATAGGATTGTGTTCTTCACCATAAATACTAGTCAATCGATGATTAAGATGCTTTAGAGCGATATAGTTACTTCTAATCTTAGAC